GCTTCACCTACAACTAAGGTTTCATCACCCAGAGTAGGATTTAATACATACTCATAAGGATCAGAACCTTTGAGCTCTACAGTTACCTTGAAGTAACCAGAGCGGTCATAGAATAAATGCATATTCTTAAGATTAAGTTTATAGTGAGGTACTGCTAGTTTCTGTGAATCCTTGTAGTAGATAGGACTAAGTTGATACTTAAAGTTATAAGTCTTACCTATCGTTACAGGATGTGCTGACCAGTCACCTACAACTTCTAATGTATATGAAGTCTTAGGTAATAGGTTTAATGTACCACCCACTCTACCTTCATACTTAGCACCAAGAACACCTTGCCATCCACCTCCTGTAGTAGGATAGGGGACAGTAAAGGTAGTCTTAAGTGTATCAGGGTCATAGACACCTGTTAAATCTATACGGTGATCTAAGTGTATTAAGAATCCTAGGTCTTCTTCTACTTGGTTATAACTAAAATCCATCATTTCCAAGTAAGTACCATCGTATCTCTTAATAACTAGATATAATTTATTATCTATAAAGTCTGCATTAAGTATTTCATCTTCAGAAGATACTAGAAACTTAGACCATGAGCTTTGTACCTTCTCATCAGGTGTAGCCCAATAGTATTTATATACCCACATAGCACTACGGTCTGATTCACATAAAGCTATGACAGTATTTTCTAAGTCACTACTTGCTAACTTATAGCAGTCATTAGGTATATACCTAGGACAGTGAGCTGTTACATCAGCTGCTTCATTGTTATAAGTTAATGGTTGTACTTCATATTCTTTTAAACTTGTGGCTTCACCTTTGTCTACTGCAAAGTATAAGGATGTACCAGCTGATACTGGGGTTACCTTGGTATTAACATTGTATTCTGTTGTTACATTAATAGCTGCAGTCTTAGGTGTTAAGGTGTCCTTAGCTGTTAATTGAAACTGAGCTTGGTCAGCAAATAACATTAAGGAAGTATTGTAGGAAGTAGCATGTTTAAGTGTAGCTACTTTATTGTGAGAGACTGAAACATCTACAGGATCTGTATCCAATATAGTTGTTACAGTTTCAGGGAAGAAATTAAAGAACTCACCTGACCTTGAGAATATAACATTCTCTTTAGATAGGAAGCCTAATCTATTTCTGTGAAAGAATACGTCTGATATTGTATTGTCTGTGAATGAAGGAAACTTGGCAGTAAGGTCATCCCCAACGTACCTAGGGTCCCAGTCTAGTTCTTTAAATGTAAATGTACCATCACCATTATCAATTAATGCATGAGGCATTGTACTAGAATTTAAATCTGTTTTAAGACCTGGCTTAACTGTTTCTCGCCATACGTCTCCTACTTTCTTAACATAGTAGTTATCAAAGTTATTAGCACCTGTACCTGCAATCTCATAGTATCCACCACTATCATCAGGTAGATCAATAAATTGTTGTACTGAGCCTGCTAAGCTACCAGGAGCTGTTGCATTAGATTGTAATACTTTAGTTTTAGTATTAACTATAAATGTATAATCAGCTACTGTAACGGCTGAGAAGTCATCTCGTGGTGCAGTTGTACTAAGATAAGACTTACCGTCAGGATAGTCCACAGGGATATTATTCCCATCAAGATCGTAAACATAGAGTTCTCCATTTTCTATCATCACTACATACTGAGAGAACTTGTCTCTATTAATAGTATGTATATAAATTTCTTCTGTAGATTTGTCTGTAAACTTAGCTACATGTCTGGTTGGTGGTCTTTTACTTAGACCGTCTACTACGCTAGACATACCATTCTCTTGTATGTTAGCTTGTGAAGGTAGTCGTAGGGCAGGGGGTTGCTGTGATACCCCATTGAACATATTAGGTATCGACCTGTTCATCATTCCCATAATTTACCTCGCTAATATATCGAATACTACATTTTGATCGGCTAGATTGTATTGTCTTTCCATTGCATCATAATCTTCTAGTTGTGCTTTTGCTTCTAATTCTTCTTGTTGGCTATACTTAGATGTATATTCATCAGGCAACATTCTTAGTTGAAACTTTCTTGCTGCTTTAATAGCTATGTATTGTTTTGCTGGTTGTGGTAACTCATCCCATTGTAGAAAGAAGGTTACTGATCCAGTTAAATTCTTATCAAACTTATATGTTTGTTTACTTCGGTTATATAACTTAAGTCCTCTTAAGGTAGCATCATATTCCCAGAAGTCTCTATCTACAGAGACAAACAAGGTGTTCTGAGGCATCTCAATTTCATCATCGACATTACGAGCTAGTGGATACTTAGCATCTGTATTAAAGTAGTAGCCATAGCTTTCTACTTCTCTTGCTGTGTCATATAACATCTGCTTGGCAACAGAAACATTAAGATCCCCTGATACTGATAAAGTTGATACTGGTGCTACTGAGATAGTGCTAAGCATAATGTTGACTGCTTCCAGTTCTGAAAGACTTGTATAGGTTCCTAACATTTTTATTTCCTTTTTAAAAAGTAAAGCTCCCCGAAGGGAGCAATACATGTATTACGCTTTTGCTAATTCAACAGCTGCTTCAGGGCGTAAGATGCCATGACCGACTGCATATTTAGCCACCATTAAAGTACCTTGTCTACGGATGTCATACTCTGACTCTGCTGCAAGATCCATTAATTTAACTGTACCTGTAGAACCTTTATGAGCTACTAAGCCGACTGTATTTGAGAAGTCACCTTTGTATGCATCAGGTCCATCTGTTACGTTAGTTTGTGGAATTGAATTAGTTTTGACAATTGGAAGACCAGCAATCTTAAGGATAGTACCTTCTGAGATTGAACCCTTACCATCGTACCACTGGTTAATTACAGTAGTATTTTGAGCTAGTAAGTAATACTGAGCTGGTAGGAAGAATGCATTTCTGTCATTCTCTGGAACATTCTTTTCATCTAGTGTTTGTTGTGCATCAAATAAACCTGAAGCTAATACTGCTGAATCAGAAGGATAGTCTGCATTAGATAATGTAGTACCACCAGCTTGACCTGCGATAGTAGAAGATTCACGAGCTGTCAATGCCATTACTTGGGCGATGTTCTCGTCCATTTTCTTAGCTAGTTGAAAGCCGATTTCATTTGAATATGTAGAACGTACATCATAGTGGTTCATAGCTTCATCAATGTTAGCAATGAATGTAGATGATGTTAGAAGGTCATCAATAGTGATAACTCGTTCTGCATGGTTGATTTCGTCACCTAGGATTTCTGTACCTGGAGTATGGTAACCAGTTGTTGCGATACCAGTAGCAGGGAACTGAGCTGACTTACCGTTAGCAATAGTTCTTACAGTTGTTTTATCTAGGAATACGTTGTGTTGCTGAAAAGTAGCTAGGACTTCACCAGCGAAGACTTTAAGAAAGATAGCTTTCTTATCGCTTGCACCGTTAATGGAACCTAGTCTACTTGGATTTGCATCTGACATAATAATGTCTCCTTGTAGTATAGTTTAAATTCCATTTCCTGTTACTTAAAACTATTCTCACGAAGTTGTCTCCCTCAGGAGGCTTTGTTACTAATTGATTTAGTGTGGGAAAATCTGCCTGAAAAGGCATGATGCCCCCTGGACGGGGGACTTGATTATTTATTCATTACATACATCGTAACTTCAAAACCGAAACGCATTTCAGTTGCACATGGCTTAGTCCACATAGTAGATTCCTTTATAGTTAGTTAAAGAAACCAGATCGATAGAGAGATATACAAGTCTATCTTGAGGTATGCCTCTTAGTAGAGGTCATGCCTACCCAAGAGGGTAGGACTTTTATCTAGGTGGAGCAGGGAGAAATACTCCGAACCTAGAAACTTGAACGAGCTATCTTATTTTCTACCTCAGCTCTATAAGCTGGGTCAGATTGATACTTGCTATCTTGCATAGCTTCTATCATCTGTGCTCGTGATTTGAATCCAGAACCATCTGCGGTTACGGAGTTATTACCATGTACCAAAGGTTTACCATCACCACTATCAGCAGAAAATTGAGCATGTAACCCTCGTATAGCCATCTCTCTCACTTTTGAGTTAGGAGAGTTGACCTGCGTATTATAGTTACTAAGCTCTTCTGCTGACAGATTGGCTTTAGCCCAACCAGACATAGCTTCATACCCCTCTTTACCGTCAGTAAGAGAGTAGGCTTCAGACTGTGCCTTTGCTACTAGGGCTTTCTGACCTTCAATGTATTGATCCACAGTAGCCTTTGGTATACCTGCAGCTTCTAAGGCTGCATATGAATCATCTGTAAGACCATCATTGGTATCATATTCTTCTGTAAGTTTACCCATGTCTAACCCAGCTTTCTCTACTGCTTCATCAGCTGTCTTAGGTGGTTCACTAGGCTCTTCTGTAGTTTCTTCTGTCTTCTGTGATTGTTTCTTTTCAAGTTCAGTATACGACTTTGCCATCGCATCATAGTCAACCTTTCCTGTCTCAGCATCATAGAATTTATCAGGGATACCCTCAGGTTTTGCAGGTACTTCTACTGTATCTTTAATACCTTCTTCAGGCATAGTATTAGCATCGTCAATCTTCTTGACCATTGCTTCTTCATGTCCCTCAGGTTCTGCAGGTTGTTCTGATTTGAACTGTACTTCATCTACCATTTTATATCTCCCTTATATATTATCTATCTGTACGTTTAGTACCTTGATTTAAATCAGCTGCTGTTTTCTTTTCTTTCTTAGCTACTGGTTTCTTTTTAACTTCTTCTTTAACTTCTTCTACTTCTTGGTGTAAGTAATCTTCTTTCATTAGTTAGGTTCCCCTTGTTGTTCTGCCATTACAGCATCGTTAGTCATTTGTGCTTGTTGTTGTGCACCATCAGCCATACCTTTGACGGCATT